TTTTCTACCTGCATTGCGTCATGGTTCTGCTTTAATTCATGCTGTTCGATTTGGTATTGGCCCATCTCTTCACGATAAGTTGCATCAGCCTCGATGTAGCCTAACGGGTCTGCATTAAGCAAATCCTTTGTGGGTGGAGTGGGTTCTAACATCAAACCTTTTTGCCCTACTTGCTGCATAAACTGGTCAAGTTGCTGTCGCTGTTGGTTTAAGCCGTTATAGGCCTCTTCCGCTTGCTTTCTAGCCGCAGCCGCCTGCTTCATCCCTTTTTGAATATATTGCTGGCCAGAATAGTCTCGCTTTAGATCATCTAGAGTTACTTCTACATTTTCCCCATCAACTTTAATGGAGTAAGTATTAGGCTCAACTTGATCGGCTTGCTGTTCGTCCGATGCTTCATATTCACCTTCATCTTCATCTTCTAATTCTGCGTATTCAGCATCATCGTCAGATTCAAATTCAGTTTCTTGCTCAACTTCGGTTTCCTCAACTTCAACCACTTCGGCTTCGGCTTCATTAACTTCGGTTGATTCTGGCTCCATTGGGGCCAATAACGCATCTACTGCGCTTTCTACTGTTACTGGGTTAGTCGATTCCATAATCGGTACTTACCTATTTTTTAAGACGTTTATCTTTCATATCCTGATCGGTAATAACCCGTTTCAGAGTATTCTCAAATTCGTTTAAAGCCCTCAACATTGCGTGGGCTTCTTCCCGTTTTTCAACTTCATCAGCTTTAGAATGTAAGAATACATTACACTGATTTGTTCGTAGACTAACAAAAACTTCCAAAAAAGTCTCATTCGCTAACAAATTTTCAGCCTGATCTTTCAAAATCATTGAACATTACTCATTCGTGGAGTTTCTTGCAGACGCTTAACTCGCTCAACGTCAACGGCTGTGCCGTATTGCCCTAGTATCCTAGCCGCTTCAACAAGCAAGTCTTGGTTCATTTGATCGCGCTCTAAATCATCACTGGCTTGCAATTCACGATATTTAAGCTGCAATTCAGCCAATTCTTGACCTTGTTTAGATTGCATTTGAGCAGCTTTAACTTGCATATCTGCTTGCATCTTGATCTGATCGCCCTGCATCTTGCCCTGCAATTTCATTTGCTGGCCCTGCATACTGGCCTGTGCTTTAATTTGTTCAGCTTGTATGACTGCTTGTGCCATTGGGTCACCCTGCTCACCTTGCGCGGCTTGCGCGGCCTGCTCTGCCATTTGTGCCATTAGTTGTTGCTCAGTGGCATCATCCATAGGTGCATAATAACGATCTGCATTATTGAACCCAGATAAGGCTAAAGTATCTGCTAAAGTGTTACGCATTTGTGTCATGCTAACTAAGCCATTTTGAGGCCCGTAAGTCTGCCAAATCTGTTGCTGTGTTTGGAAGGTTTGCATCAATGCGGCTGCTTTAGCATCTTCTTGCCCAGTGCCTAAACCAACATTAATTTCCATGTCCATGCCCGTATCCCAAACTGCTGGGTCAACAGGAACAAACTTGCCATTCAGACGCATCATTTGCTCGTCAGGGGAGTTTTTAACAGCAACGTGTAGCATGAGTTGAAATAGTCGCTTAGTCCCTTCTGCGAGGTTTCTAGCCATGACTTCTACTTGCCCTGCGCCAGCTTGTGCGGTTAATGCTGCGGCTGTGGCAGAAGTGTTTTGTAGCATATCTGCGTTAACGCCCATACTCATCTTAGAAATGCCTGTTTTCTCCTCTACAAGCATATCTAAGTATTGCAGTGCTGGAAGTGTGGAACCAGCTACAAAAGGCACTGTAAGGGGGTTAATCGACCCTATTTGCTCACTCCGAATGATTGCACCGATCTCGTTATTCAGTACATCATCCATTTCCACCAAATCCTCGTTAACTTCAAGGCGTGGGGTGTTAACCAGGGCAACGTTGTCTAAAATTCCACGCAATACGCTAGTGGTCGTATCTTGGTCATTTATCACTAACTCAGCGAGTGAACGACCATAAAAAGCATGGGGTTCTGGGTCAACTTGAAAATCAGCAAACGGGGCTTTATCCCAAGGTTCCATTTCTAAAACTTCGTAGCTAGTACCACCACATAAGAACTTGTGAAGCGTAGGTATGCCGTCACCTTCTACGTCAATTCTCAGATAGGCTTCTGTAACTAGCACTAAACGCATGGATGGGTCATTCTCCACGCTTTCATCGTCTTGAACTGCATCACCAAAACGCTGTATTTTTTCAATGTTACCAATCAAAGAATCGTTGTCTGAGCCATTTAGGTTATCAACTACTTCTTGGTCTATACCCATAGCCACTAGATCGCCTGCGCGTTTCTCGCTGCGGTGACAGACAATATACGCATCATCAATAGACTTGGCTGAACCATCAATGAAAAACTCTTCTGGGGGAATCCCCTCAATGACCATTTCGCCCTCTTCGTATTTGTGCGTAATGACCATGCTGTGACTGTTACGTTCTACATCAATCCCAAATTCATCCATTTCCATTTCAATGTCTTGTCGATGCTCTACGACTTCAACACCTTCTTTATTGACTAATACCTGTACTTCGTCATCACTTAGGTTTTCATAGGTGTACGATTTGGCAATGGTTTCTTGGTTCCACCAAACTTTAACGACACCCACTTTTTTAACCAGGGAGTCATGTATCGCATTGCTTAATACGTTGTAACCACCCACCTTGTTAAATACCCAATGGCAATAAGCCGTGGCTTGGTCTGCGTTTTCAACATCTTCTGGGCCTTTGGGCGTAAACTCAACAAACTTGTTGTTAGACATAAAGATACGCATTAAGCTTGGTTTAGCACCACGAACTACATCACGAACTTTGGTAGATACAACCCTAGATCGACCCTCTTCATGGTCTAAGTCTACTAGCCCATCAAAGTATTTCTGAGCGCGTTCACGCTGCCCTGCAATATCTGAATCAACGTAATCAATGGCTGATTGTATTGCCGTTTTGATTGCGCTTTGAATATCTTGTTCTGACATTTTTGGCATTACTGTTCCCCATTAACTTGTGATTGCCCGATCTCTGAAAAAGCACCTATTGAAGCAAACCCTGAGTTAGCAAGCAGTAAATCACTAACTGCTTTAAGTTCTGCATCACTTACTTGTTCGGCTTTTGATGCTCTCATTATTACTTTAAGAGCAGTACGAGCCTTTTTGCCTTTAATCTGAGTTAAAGCTCTTGCTATGTCAGTGTATATTTCTTGCTTTGCTGCAACACTCAGCGCATCTGTTTCACCTGTAACATTCTGAACAACCTTTTGACTTGCCTTTGCTGGCTCTAACCTTAGAAGATGAGCAAACGCGCCAATATCAGTCATGTCATCGACCATTTCTTTTTGCGTTATTCTAATGCTAGTTTTTGAATTCATTGCAACAGCCGCCCTTAACGCTAAAGACATTTGTGCTTGATCTAAGTCTTTAAATAATTGTTTAGCTTCTGGCGCACTTAAAAGTGATTTTATTTTGTCACGAGAATTTTTAGACGATAGCTGAGTAAAAACTGTTCGCAGTGTATTTATGTCAATGTCAGGGGAGGCAATAGTTGCTTTAACATTGTTTATTAAATCATCAACAGCACTTCTTACTCCAAGTTTTGCGTATTGTTTTTCAACAGCATCAGCACCTTTTAATGATCTAACAACGTCCCTTGCGGACATACTAGGCTTTAACATTCCTAACCCAAGATCAAGCGCGTTATCTAAACTAATTTTATCACCACCTAAATCTACCGCTTTTCGATATTCTGGGGAGGCTTCTTTTAACCTGTTTGAAATTTCTCGATACCATTTTACAGCGTCTAAAGCATCCGCTGTTGGTCGCCCAAAACTATCAACTTCTTTAAAAGCAACTTCACCGATTGCCTGCTTTATTTGATCTAATTGTCGTAAATTAGGCATCACTGAAAAGCTAATACGACCATCTTCTGCAACATCGGCCAATATTTGTTGTGGCTTTGGCTGTCCAGTTTGATAAGCAACAAGGTCTGCTTTTTCGTTAGCCCTAGCAATAGCAGAGCTTTTAAAGCGATCAGGCAGTGCGTTAAAAACCCTTTCAACTTCAATTCCTTCTTTTGCGCTATAGTTAATAGGAGTTTTATAAGCAAGATCATATGCCTCTTGTCTTGGTACTCTTGTCGATGAAGCAATATTTTCTGCCATATCCAAAGCGTCTGCTGCTTGATCGTCTACTTTAGGCAACGCCCCTAAAGCATCATCCATAGAGTTTGATAATGCTGCACCTTGTCTAGCTGCTCGTCCTGTAACTTCCTCTGAGGTTATCTGTGAAGCTCTGCCACCTGTTGACGCTGAGGCATCAAGCAAAGCCTGTGCTGCAAATCCTGAGTCAGCAAGCATCCCTTCTTCGCCAGCATTAAAAATATTTTGCAAGGCTGACTTAATATCTGTGCCAGCATCCCTAAATGTAGCTGATAATACTTGCGCTGATGGAATTGATATATTTAAAGACTTTGCAATATCTTCTGCCCCAACATTTCTAAAGGATACTTTTAGATTTTCATAACCTTTAATTGCTGCTGGAGGTAATAAACCGCCAAATATACCGCCTGCACCACCTATAGCCCCACCTTCCACAGCCCCTTCCAATCTACCACCCTCACCGCCTCGGCCAGCACCGCTTATTGCACCTTCTGTTAACCCAAGCAGTCCACCTGTGCCGCCTAAAGCTATCATTTTTTGAACTGTTGGTAATTTAGACATCCAATTAAGAAATGCTGCTGGAGCAACAACGGGGGCGGCAATAATTGAAGGAACTACAGCACCACCAACTTGCAGCGCAGTGCTTTCAATGGGGTCTTGAGATTGCTTGGCTTCTGAAACTGCTTTTGTTTTTGCTTGAAGTTCTGGTGATACTGCGCCTGCTATATCTTGTATCCACCCACCAACAAGCGGTATGCCCTCTGCTACCTTTAATGCTTGGGCAGTCAAGGGCGCTTGCTGTAGATAGTCGCGCTCTTTTAAATTCTGCATCCAATCGGCTGACGGGGCTTTCGTTTGATTTTTTGGAAAGTCTCTAGCTAATACTTCTTTAATTACAGCATCAGAAGTACCTTCGGGAAACTCAGCAATCATGTTTCCATTTTCATCATTTACAATTATTTTAGCCACTGATTAAGTTCCCCTGTGCGTCATATACCTTAACTGTTGGGCTGGATGAGGAAGCTGATACTGGTGTTTGTGAAACGCCTTTGCCAGCCTGTACTTTAAGTGTTTGCGCTATAAGATTTCGCGTTGTTCTTTTTTGTGAAAGTACAGCCGCAGAATCACCAACTTGTGGGAAATAGGCTTTGTCGTAATTATCAAACTCACTAGCAGCTATAGCAGCACCAGATTCAAGTCTTAAAACTGCACTTATCCAATCTCGTTTAGCTGCATCTAATTTTTGAAATTCTGGCGTTCTAGCCCAGTTTGTTAAAGGTATTTGACCAAGCACCCACTGACCAAACTCTGTACCCGTATCTTCAAGCTCAGTAATTACCTTATTAGAAGCGTCTGCTCTCATAAAGAAACCAGTAGCTTTACCTTCATTGCCAGAAAGAGGCTTTGACGATGAACCTGAACCACCTTGGTTTAAAGTCACTGTACCATCAGGGCCAACAGTTAAAGATAGTCCATTTTGTTTGCCAGCAGAAAGCATAAATTGTCTATAAGCGTCAGTTCCCTCTTCAAGCCCTGCCGCTTTTGCTCTGCCTTTTAATGTTTGTAAGGCTGTAGTCTCACCATTAGAACCATCTTCGCTAGTAAATAAAACTTTACCCTCACTATCCACTAATGATTTTCCAACCACTTTAACGTCTTTACCCTTTCGCATAGCAATAACAGCATCACTAGGCGTAATAATTCCAGCAGCTAAAGCTTGTTTTAACATAGGAAATTTATCACCAAGCATCGTTGCAGCCATGCCAGATTGTCTAGCAAGTTTATCTGCTTCCAATTCAGTAGCAGCTTTTAGCTTACGATCATCTTGCAACACTGAAAGTCGGTTCTGTAATCCCTGCTGTATATTGCCAGCGTTGGGATTGCCACTCAGCCCTGCAAAGCCTGATGCTAGGTTTAAACGATTTTCTTTATCACCTAAATATGTGCCAATGTTGTCTAATAATCCCATTTTAAATACCTAGTCCTAGTGTTAAGTAATCAAACAAACCAGGCTCGTATCCTTTATCAACAGAACCTACAGGTGGTGCGCCACCGACTGCCGATAGTAAATACTGCAACGACTGCGCTGGTGCGCCTGTATAGCCTGCGTACTGTTGTTTGCCTGCGTTAATCAACTGCTGCTGTAGTGCTTGCTGCATTGCGCCTTGCTGATCCATTCTGTTCTGAATGGTTTGACCCATACCAAAACCAAGGTTAGACAAACTGCCTAATTGATTGGATGCGTTTAAACGCTGCTGTGAGCCTGCTAGACCAGCGTTCTGATTAGCGATACTAGCTTGCCGCGCCATGCTCTGTGCGTTCTGGTAGCCTGTTTGACGCAATCCTGATGCTGTACGAGCCGCTTGATCTGCAAAGGCCCGATTTGTTTCTGCTTCTGCAATGCCCTGCCTATCACCACCAAATGCGTTAGCGGCACTGGCTTGTGCGCCACCGACATTCTGGGCCATAAGACGGCTTCGTTCTAAATCAGCAAGAGATTGGTTCACAACCTGTGTCTCATAAGGGTTTGTATATTGCTGCAAGTTAGCTTGACTAGGTGCGCCAATAGCCATAGGCCGATAGCCTAATTCGCCTTGTGTACCAATGCCTGCTTGCTGGATGCCGCCTGCTGCTGCTGTGTTGACGTTAAAACCACCGCCATTTCCGTTGCCTGCCATAATATTATTCCTTATAAACCGAATCGTGAACCAGCTTCGCCTGGTGCTTGGCTTTTTCCATATCCGCCAGAAGATCGTTGCCTTGCACCTTCCCCATCACCACCACCATTAACTGTGCTTCTTTGCGCTGCTATCATTGCTTGTTCATGCGCTAACTGTGCTGCCTTTTCAGCCGCCATTCTTTGTGCTGCTGCTGCTTGCTGATTTGCATAATTCTGTGCTTCTGCTTGCTGTGCATTAAAAGCATCTTCTTGATCTAATAATCTCTGTATATCAGCTTCTTGCCTAGCTTGAGCAAGTTGCTGCCGTTGGGCTTCTTGAACTGCTATTCTTGATTGGGCATATTGGTCATAACTACTGCCAGTAATATTAGCCGAGGCCAATGGGGTAGTTGTTACATTGCCAAGCAAACCGCCATTTGGGTTTAATCCACCATCAATTGCTCTAGCTTGAGTACCTATATCGCTAACAATTGCATTTGGTGAGCCGCCTGATAATGGGTCGCCAGTAAACCTTTCATAGACACTACCAAACAGGCTTGAGTCTAAAAGATTGCCAGCAATACCGCGTACTGCGTCCCCATCTGTGTAGGTATCAGAGGGTAAGCCATGAGCAAGAACATAAGCCTCAAACTCAGGGTCAGACAAGTTTTGTGTCTGCATACCGCTTAATTTGCCACCACTCCAATACCCTGTTCCACCATCTGCCGCTGGGGTATAGTTTGGAGACGAGCTAGGTGCAACATAACCACCATCACCCCCACCATCTGATCTAGCCATACCCATAACAGGGCTTGCATTGCCGTAGTTGTTGCGTGAACGTGCGCCTGTAAACGGGTCAATAAACATATCAGACATAGCGTTGTATTGGGCTGGGGATTTGGCAAATAGGTTATCTAGTGATTGCTCATAAAGTGGTGCGCTTGAGTAACCCTGTACACCGCCTGCAAAAGTCTGAGCCTCTGGCATACCAGCCATTGCATCAAATCCTTGTGGAGCCAATCCAAACGCGCTAGCAGCGTTTCCAGTGGAAAGCATACTTTGCTGTTGCATAGGCGAGAACGCAGCTACATCGGCCCCGTAGTAAGGCGTATAACCTATCTGCGAAACGTCACGCGCTCGGTTGATGTTTTCTCTAACCGCGTCTTCTAAATATGCTGGTATCTGGGTGTTGCTTGATGTAGTGCCGCCCTTTGCCATTTTAAAACCTCTTTTCTAGTAGCACTAACTGGGATTTCCAGCCAATGTCTGCCAATGCTTTTGACCAGCCTTTACGACCACTCATCGTTAAACTTTCACACTCTTGCGCTTTTGCCCACGCAATTACATCACTCTGCATACCTTTAATTTCATTTAAATTACCGCCACCTAAAAAAACGTGTAAAACCTTTTTCCTAGGGTATTTAGTAATTTCAGTAACCAGGCATGAATTTTCAGCAGGCCATAGTTGCATCTTGCCCTCAACGATAGCGGTCACAATGTCTTCATATATATGCGTACCACCGCCATATTCTAAGGCCGATTCAATCCATCCTTTACAGCGTTGTAGCTCAGTCACCCGACAATCCAAGCCGATGCGTTTCTAAATACAGGTATAACCACCGCACCGCCACCAGATACCGCAGCACCAAAACTAGGCGAGGCCGCATCAGTCACATAAGCACGTTGACCTATAACCCCTGTGGGCAATGCCGACACTGTAT